CTAAAAAAAGAAAATTTAAAAGATCTGACTTCAAAAGTCTTAGACTTAGTAGCAAAGACATCAGTTGAAATAGGTCACAAGACAGATGCTCAAACTATGGCTAGTCTTAGTAAGATATTTGCTGCTGACTTAATTAAAGAGAAAAGATTTGGAAATATGACTTTCAATCAGGTCGAAGATGCTTTTCATCAAGGGGTTCGGTTTGGTAAAGATGAACCCTTTTTAAACATTAGAACTTTCTACAAATGGTGTTATGCCCATAAAAAATTAATAGACAACGCATATTACGAAGTACATACATTAGGACAACCAAAAGGAAACACCTTATGGTATCAAGAACCTTTAAAATTATTAAAATGATAGGATGGGTAATAGTAACAGCCATTGTAATGTGGTTAATTAGAGAAATAAGATGAAGATATTAACAATCGTATGGTTATTAATTATTGTAGCTTGTATATTAGAAGCTATATTCTGCACTAAATTTGAAGATGAATTATGAAAACAAAAGATAAAGTAAAGTACTGGCTCAAGATGTATCCTAATTTAAGGGATAATGATAACCGATTATGCTCTAATATTTGGGCAGAAGAACTTACGCATATTGAAGGAATAACACAAGAAACACCAATCGTTGAATTTCTAAAATTATATGCTAGTAATAAATTTACATCAGCACCAAGCATTAAAAGAGCAAGAGCAAAACTACAAGAAGAAGAACCAGAATACAGAGGTAAAAAATACTACCTTAGAAAAGGAACTTTACAAGATAAATGGCGTAAAGACTTAGGGTATGAAATCAATCAGTAAACTTAAAAAAGAACTAGA